GATGTTGCAACTTCAGTTATATCTACACTATTTAATGACTGTAGCTCCGCATTAGTTTCGAATGCAGCAGACTTTTTAAGAAACAGTATTGTAAATGCTAATACATTAGATGGAGTAGCTTTTGCTACTACTGATGATCTAGCTGATATTGTATCGTGTACTTTTGAGTTTTCTGATGGACACGCAATTGAACTAACAGGTGCGGCAGGCTCTTATACCTTAACAGATACACTATTTACAGGGTATGGAGCTGACGCAACTAATGATGCTGCTTTATATGTAAGTGCAGCATCAGGAACATTTACCATTAATGTATCCAATGCTACTACAGAGAGAAGCCCAACGGCTACGGTTAATATAGTGTTGAGCCCTGTAGTAACAAAACTAATAGTACAAGATACAGCAGGAACTAAAATTGAAAATGCTAGAGCTTTAGTTTTAGCAGGAGCAGGAGGAACATATCCTTCAGACGTAACGGTGACGATAACAAGGGTTACTACTACAGCTAGTGTAGCACACACAGCTCACGGACTAGCAAACGGAGATTTGGTTGTTATTGAAGATGCCATTCAAAATGAATATAATGGGATTCAGACGATATCAAACGTAAGTACAAATGCTTACGATTATACTGTTGCCGGATCGCCAACTACTCCAGCAACAGGAACGATTAAATCTACTACTGCTTTCATAAGTGACTTGACAGATGTTAATGGAGAGGTTTCGGATACAAGAACTTTTGTTACCAATCAACCGTTAGGAGGAAGGGTAAGAAAATCTTCGGGTTCTCCATATTATAAAACTGCTCAAGTGGTTGGAACAACAGATAAAGATAATGGTGTAACGATTACAGTAGTAATGCTAAGTGACGAATAATGGCAGTTACGATAGATTATGGAAATACAAATGTAATAGACGTTCCTTTAGTGGATTGGACATTCGTTAGTGGTACATTTTATACATTCGATACTGAAGTTTTTAGATTAGCTCTAAAGGTTATAGAAGCTAGTGAAACAGGAATGGTGTTTACAGACACACATATTCGTAATGCACCAGTTACTGTTGCCGGTGTAACACTTGCTCAGTCAATACAAATTATAGCACCATATACAGTTGAGTTTCAAGCAGGGGCTTACACGGTTCAAATGGAAGGGTCTAATAATAACATCTGGTCTGTGCAGGATAATGTCCTTGTGCAGAACCAAACACAAATCATTCCAACCAATTCCGCAGGTTTAGTTGTTGTAACTCCGGCAATTGGGGCGGCAGCTATAGCAGATGCCGTATGGGAAAAAGACGCAACTACACATACGACTCCTAATAGTTTCGGATTAGCAGTTAGAGAAACTCATGGTCAGATTGATAGGGCGGTACATATTAATACAGAAGCTCTTATTAATGGTAACGGATACCAGCAAACACCTTACGATAATTGGTCGGATGCTGTAGATGACGCTGAGGCTAATGGATTACTTACTTTAGAAGTAGTAGCAGATGCTACCGTAGATAGACAGCTTAAAAACTTCTATATCCGAGGAATAGGGCAGCCTACTATTGACCTTAATGGGCAAAACATGGATAATACAGTTATTGAGAGATGTACCATTACAGGTTCTATGTTGGGCTCTATAAACGCAGAACAATGTGCTTTAGTTAACGTTCAAAATATGGCAGGTGTATGGTTGACAGTTTCCGTTGCTGGAACTTTAACTGTTCAAAACAATGCAAGTTTAACCATATCAAGAGTTGGCCCTGCAGTAGTAGACTCTCCTTGGACGTTAGATATGGATAGTGGAGGAGCTTCCCAAGCTGGAATCCATAATATAACCGGAGGTATGATTTTAGAGAACATGGACCATGCAAACGATATTTGCCATTTACATTTCTCACAAGGACAGGTGACAATTGATGCCTCCTGTGTTTTAGGAAGTATTGTGATTACAGGAAGAGTTGATGTGATTGATAACTCTACAGGGAGTACAGTAGTGATTATTCCAGATTCTAGTCTTGTTAATTCTGTATGGGATAAAGACATAAGTGGCTATACCACAGATGGTCAGGCAGGATTCGAATTATTACTCGCAAGAATAAAGGCAGCTTTAGCCTCTACTAGTGCTTAGATACGGTATTTTTTTCGTATATTATAATAACAGTAATAAGAAAATGAAAGCACCTGTGATACTATACATAATAACGTTTCTGGGAGCATTCTTCTCAGACCTTGCTACAACGCTAGGTGCAATTGGATTTCTTATATTAACAGACACCTTTACCGGAATATGGTTTGCTTGGAAGGAAGGGGCAAAAAAAGAGGGAGACTTATGGAGAGGTTGGAAGCATGTTACTTCTAGAAAAGGAAGTAGGATTATTATCAAGCTCATTCTGTACCCATTAGCTATTATAGTATCAAAGGTTGGAGAGGATTACTTTATGTCTCACATACCTTGGATAGATGTTACTGCAGGGATCTTAGCAGGAATAGAAATCAAAAGCATATTTGAAAACATTGGGGACATCTTAGGGTTCAATTTATGGCAAAGAATCAGAGAAAGGATTTGGCCAGATAAAATCAAGGACTCAAAAGATGAGTGATCCTAAAGGAAATAATGGATGGGGATTATATACTGCTCGAAAGTTAGTTGAGTATGTAGGTCTATTCGTTACTATTTGGCAATTTGGAATACCTGCTGCTAACCAGTGGTATGAAGAAAGGAGAGAAGCTTACGATAAGAAATACCATAAAGTACCCTTACGTCAACTCCTTAGTGAGGAGATGGAGATACCTGAAGACAGACTTCATATATATTTCGGTGAGTGGTCTAAATCACACGAAGAATCAGAAGAACTAATTGACGCAGTGTATCCACTATTAGAGCAAGAAGTAAATAATATAAGACCACGATTGGAAATTCTACCAGGAGGTAGAGCAACGTGGTATCACACAGACGGAGAACAATACGATGCTTCTATTGGAGTAGATAGATTCTATTGGTTCTACCACCCAACAAAGGGATGGTTACCGTGTAAAGTTTAAGTCATGAAAAAGTTTATTATAGACATCTTCTCAGAAGAGACTCCAACTGGAGCAGGGAAGTTTTCAGCAAAAAGATTCTTGGGTATTACAACAGGACTTCTTGCAGGGGCAGGATCTACCATTAGTGGTTTACACTGGTACGATGTGTCTCCAGATATTTTAAATCCTATGTGGACATTCTCAGCCGTGATGTTAGGAGTATCTATTATTAAAGGAATGATGACTAAATAAGAATTCGTATATTTGCTTCATGACAAAAACTAATAAGCTCATTTGGATTGCAGTTGTAGGCTTAGTCGCTATTTGCCTAGCTTCATGCTCCACGCCCGCGCAATTATACCAGCAAGGTATTAAGAAGATTGAGAAAGCAATTGAGAAGGATCCTTCGATCAAGCTCCCTGCAGACACAATCACCACGATACAGCTGGACACTCTTACAGAGTATGACACGGTGACTAATGAGGTTATTAAAACTGTCACAAAAACAATCACTAACAATATTAATGATTGCAAGTATGACGAACTAAAGACAGCCTCTAGACGGGAGCTTCGTTATCTCCGAAGAATGAGTTCGGACAGTCTAAAGAACAACAGGAAGATGTATCGGTTAGGAACTGAACGGATACGAGACTCCTTAAGCTATCTAAAGCAACAGAATAGACAATTGACTAAACAGCTTCAAGATGCCAATCAAAGGGCTGAGAAGCTCGCAAAAGAAGAAACAAAGCAAAAGAAAGGCTCATGGTTTACCCGACAGATGGGTAAGATATGGTGGCTGTTAATAATCATTTCATTAGTAGCAGGATTCATCCTTAGAGGATATCTCCCGTCTATCTCTGGAATATTTAAAAGTAAAGGATCATGATTGTAAAGAGAGGAGATAAAGGACCACATGTTATTGTTATTCAGAAAGCGTATAAAGCTATAGGTCTTTGGCCTATGTATATACCATATTCTGAGAACTTTGGAAGTACTACTGATAGGGTTACCAGAACGTTTCAAAAGATTAACGGACTCGTTGTTGATGGAAAGCTAGGTCCAAAATCATTAAGTCGTTTAGGAGTTCGTATTAAGCCTACATCGAAGTTTGATGAGAAGTACAAAGGAAAGACTATAATCGGCTCACACTTCCCAGATAAGCCAATCAGTTGGAATACTAGAGTTCGGTTGAACTCGGAGATTCTCAATATCTATATTCCTATAATGGAGGAAGTAATGAGGGGAGAGCCTAGAGGGTTTAGATTACTAATCACAATCATGGCATACAAGGAAGGTTTCCGTAAAGGACCTCCTTCTACAAGGTCGTATCGCCACAACAATCCTGGAAATATTGGGAACGTTGATTCTGGTGCTAATCAGCACATGAAGTCTCTGCTTGCAGGTATAGCTTTGCAAAAGGACTATGTTGAGAGAGTAGCATCGAATAGACACAAGGCTTATCCTATGGGGGAGGTTAAGGTAATAAAGCCTTACTTCAGTAAGGAGATTTCAAAGCACACGAAGCTGTACGGAATGAGCCCTTATGTTCCGGGTTATAAGTTCACTTTTACAGGACAGCTTGATCAATACGTTAAGATATACGCTACAGGACCTCGTGCAGGAAATGGATATCTAAACATGATTATATCCTACTTTAAGAAGAATGGTATAGCCATTACTCCGCAGAGTAAGATTCAGAATATTATAAGAATGTTGTAATGGCAAAAGCAAAGAAGAAAAAGAAGAAGTCAGCTTGTGGCGACAAATCAAAGAAGGCTTTTCAGGCTGGATTAAATGTCGGACGAAACATGAAGAAGAAGTCTAAAAGTAAAAAGAAGAAGTAATGGCTGCATCAGGAAAGAACCCAAAGAAGCGCAACTCACTTGCTGGCTCCAAAAAAGGAACTAGTAAGTCTGCGCGCAGGTTACAGAAAAGCCCTGCAGCTAGAGCAAAGAAGAAGGCTTACGACACAAAGTATCACAAGTCTAAGGCTAGAAAGAAGTATAGAGCAAGTCTAAACAAAGCTAACCGTGATTCACCCAACAAGAAAGGGGAAGATAAATCTCACACTAAGAAAGGGAAGTTAGTGAACGAGAAACAGTCCAAGAACCGTGGACGTAATGGCAAGGGGAAAAAGTCCTCCAAGAAATAGCTTAACTATTTTTTAGTTAGAGAATTTTAGTTAACTTTACAATAGTTAACTAATTTTTATGTCAAAAGAAACCAACGAAAAAGAATACACGGCTGAAGAGATATTAGCCTTTAAGGAAAAGCGTATTAAGTTCATGAAAGAACATCTTCCATCTTTAAAGCTTGAAGAAGAATACTCAAAACTAAAGGCTGACATAGCAGAGAACACTTTGCGTGAGTACATGTCTAAGATGAAGCTAGCTTCACTAAAGCTTCCACCAGAACCAGAAGAAGGTACATCCCCAACTAAAGAGGAGGAATAATGGCTATCAAAGTAACGACAGTAGATAAGTTACTAGCCATGTCACTATATGATATAGTTCGGTTTCAGATTCTAACACATTGTTTCTTGAATGAAATAAAGACAAGCCCTAATGAGCTTGGAACATTGAGCTATCTTGCTATGTGGGGAGAGATGAACATCTCAGATTTTTGTCAGCAAGTATCAGATAAAGGAGTCTATGGAAACCCTCAGACAGTAAGGAACTTCTTGCTTAAGTCTATAAAGTCAGGATTGGTAATCAGAAAGGGAAAGGGAGATAAGATTGTCGTATTAAGCGAAAGCATACAAGTTCTCTCTGAAGGTAATATTGTAATAAACATGAAAGTGTACCATGCCGAAGAGCAAAAGAGCAAAGGAGCTAATTCCTAAGACCGCAAAAGAGTGCGAAGTGACTGAAGAATTGGCTACTGATGTTGTTAACTTCTATTACACTAAGCTGAGAAAAAAGATGGAGGCTTTAGAGGATTATAGGATTGGGGTTCCTGTCTTGGGAACATTCACTATAAGTAAGGCTAAATTGAAGAGATCGATTGACAAGCTGACACATATCCTTACAGATAAGTCACAGGTCAACTTTGATAGGATTAAGAAGTATAAACTAACCCAGAGTAAGCTTGATATACAAAAGGCGCTACTGGTTAAAATTGAAGATGATGAAAAAGAAAGAGAGCGCAGGAAAAAGGATATGGAACAACAGAGTACAGATACTTGAAGGTATAAAGAATAGAGTGTTCCAGACCGAAGCAGTCGAAGATATCGCAGCTATGCGAATGGAGATATGTAAACCTTGTCCAGAGTATGACACGGAAGGTAAGGATTGTACTGTTCCGGGAACACAGCCTTGCTGTAGATTGTGTGGATGTTCTCTAGCGTTTAAAACAAGAAGCATGTCCTCATCATGTCCTTCATTCCTATGGGATAAGGTTCTTAATGACGAGGAGGATATTGAACATGATGAACTAAGCCCTAATGAAGATGCTTAAATTTCAAGAAGATGGACATAAGTACTCTAATGTAGATGATAATGAAGACTTTCAATGGGTCAGCGTAACTACATTGGTCGGGCAGTTTAAGGAGAAGTTTAATGCTATAGAGGTATCTGAGCGTTGTTCCTTGAAAAGTAAAGACCCACGATACAGAGGAGTAGATCCTCAGATTATCAGAGATATGTGGACTAGAGAAGCTAAGAGGGCTACTGACTTAGGAAGTTTTTATCACAACCAAAGGGAGGCTGACATGCTTCAGTTCAAAACGATAACTAGAGATGGTGTTGAGCTACCTATAATAAGCCCAATCATGAAGGGTAAGGTTAAGTACGCACCCATTCAACAGATAGATAATGGTATATATCCAGAACATTTCGTATATTTAAAGTCTGCAAGTATTTGTGGACAGGCAGATAGAGTTGAGGTGGTTAACCATAGGCTCGATGTTTACGACTACAAAACGAACAAGGAAATTAAAACTAAAGGATATGAGTTTTGGGATGGTAGCAAGAAAATGATGCTAGGTCCCGTAAAGCATTTAGAAGATTGTGAGCTCAATCACTACGCCTTACAATTGAGTATGTATATGTACATTATATCGAAGTACAACTACAGCTTAGTGCCGGGAAAGATTGAGATACATCATGTAGAATTTAAGAACGAAGGGATGGATAAGAATGGATACCCTATTACAATGGTAGATGCTAAAGGAGAGCCTGTACTAAAAGGTATCAATAGAATCCCTCTCCCGTATTTAAAAAGAGAAGTTATAGCTATGCTAAAATGGCTGAAGATTAATAAACAAATGGTACTCCATGAACATTAAACTATTCGAAATAGACGGAAGAGTTGTAAAACCAACCGAACATTGCCACATGATTAGCTGGCTAAAATGCTTAATAGATGAATACCCAAAAGAACACGTTAAGGTTCTAGCATATGTCTATTACATGAGTTATCTAGGGCCAGATAATCCCTACTCAAATATTGTTGAAGAGGATAGAGAAGAAAAGATTAAGCTAGACTTACAACCTAGATTCAACACAGAAGCACACATTATAAACGTAGCTATAGAAAGATGTCAAGAATTATATATGACCCCTACAATGAGGTCTTATGACGCAATTAAGACGATGCTTGATAATCTAAACACATACTTAAAAGAGACTCCAGTTACGGATGGCAGAGATGGAAACATTGGCGCTTTACTTAGGGTTGCAAAAGAGTTTAAGAATGTTAGAGAGTCGTTTAAAGGAGTGCATGATGATGTTGTTGAGGAAAGTAAAGTTAGAGTAAGAGGAAGGTCAAAGTTACCTTATGATCTACAGCGATGATACAGTACAACGATAAGGAGCTTGGCGAGATTTATGAGAACATACCTGAATGGGAGGATGGAAAATGGACTCTAAAATCTTTCAACTCTAGAGAGGAGTTTGTGAGAGTTCTTGAGATGGAATACTTTCGAGAGCCAGGAGAGTATGGGTTGAATGAAACAGTGAAAGAGTTCAACGCTCAAGCTAGAAAATTCAAGAAGGACGGTTACTATTGCGACTACCTTGAAGGGACTATGGACTTTGAGGATTATTGGCAATTTGAGAAGCTAAAATCAAGGAAGGGTGTATTCTTTAAGGACGGAGACAAGTCTTGGTATATAACAAGAGATTACTATTTCTGGATAAACTTCCTCCCTATTATCGACAAGGTAAAAAAGAAGATTGACTTCGCTGACATATGGGACACTCAAATATGGATGTCAAACTATGAGTTTATTGCTGAACTTCAATTCAAGCATGCAGCTGTCCTAAAAAAACGTCAGTTTGGATCATCACTATATCACGTAGGGAAATTGACAAACTATCTATGGTTTGAATCTGCTCCTGTATTAAAAATGGGGGCCTCACTTGAAGCATACTTAACAGGAGTAAACGGCTCATGGAAGTTCGCTCAGATGTACAGGACATTCCTAAATAAAGAAACTGCATGGACAAGAGAAATGAATCCAGGTACTATTGGTGAATGGGTACAGAAGCAAGAGGTTTCAGAGGGGGGAAGAAAGTACGATGTCGGATTGATGGGTACAATGCAATCAATATCATTTCAGCAATCAGATACCGCAGGTGTAGGTGGATTAACAACTATATTTTTCTATGAGGAGGCTGGTATAGCCCCAAGCATGGATAAGACTGTCGAGTTCCTATTGCCAGCGATGGAGGCAGGAGATATAACTACAGGTTTATTTGTTTGTGCAGGTTCTGTTGGAGATCTAGACCAATGTAAACCTTTAAAGAAATACATATACAAGCCTGAAGAGAACGGCTTCTACGGTATAAAGAATAAGTGGGTTAATGAGAAAGGGAGTGTAACTATAACGGGACTGTTTGTTCCGGAGCAATATTCTATGCCTCCATTCATTGATGAGTTTGGGAACAGCCTTGTAGAAGAAGCTGTCGCTAGGCTTGATGAGCTATACGCTGAATGGGAGAGAGATTTAGATCCAGACGTATGCCAGATTCGTAAATCACAGCGACCTAAAACAATGGAGATTGCATTCTCTGCTCGCGGAGAAAGTAGATTTCCTCAAGCCTTGGTTAATAGCCATAAGCTAGAGGTTGATGACGGAAAATATGGTTATGAACTACTTGAACTAGAAGAGGATGTTAAAGGGGAAATTGTAGCAAAGAGAACTAACAAGCCTCCTATCTTAGAGTTTCCAGTAAACAAGAAGCTTACAGATAAAAGAGGGTCTATAGTTGTATGGGAGCGTCCAGATGAAGATGCTGAATGGGGGACATACTACGCTTCAGTCGATCCTGTTTCTGAAGGGAAGACAACCTCAACAGATTCACTATGTTCTATATACGTATACAAGAACGCAATACAAGTAACAAAGTATAATGACGGTAAGACATCAAACCATGTCGAAGGAGATAAAATTGTAGCGTCTTGGGCAGGTAGGTTTGACGACATCAATGAGACTCACAAGAGGCTTGAGTTAATAGTTAGATGGTATAATGCTTGGACTATCGTGGAGGCAAACGTATCTTTGTTTATTGTTCACATGATTCAGCATAAGCTTCAAAAGTACTTAGTACCGAAGAGCGAGATGATATTCTTAAAGGAACACGGCCACAACAAAGGAACATTCCAAGAATATGGATGGAAGAATACAGGAACCATATTTGTTAATAATCTATTGACCTACTTAATCGAGTCCTTAAAGGAGAAGATATATGAGGAGACAGATGAAAACGGGAATGTAACCAATGTCATTTATGGTATAACGAGAATACCTGATACCATGGCTCTTGAAGAGATGAAGCAGTACGAGTATGGACTGAATGTCGATAGGTTGATAAGTCTTTCTGCGTTGATTGCTTTTGTTAAACTACAGAACGCAAACCGTGGATACAAGAAAAGGTTTGAAACTGATGACCGTGAATACTTGGATAAGTCAGATGAAATTTATAACTTAAAAGGTAAGAGTGCCTTTAAAAATATCGGCCGTAATAGAGGAGGAAAATCCCAAAGACCTGGTAGAAGTGCTTTTAGAAACATAAAATAGTATGCAGATACGAAACGCCATTCAATTAAAAAACGGGAAGAAGAGTAAAAAGGAAAGCAGGGGCTTCAATAGCTTCACTCAACCTATCCAGTTTTTAAGTCGTGATGAGAAAGATATGGACTGGTCTACGCATAACCTTGATTGGTTAGAGTGGCAAGGCATTAAGCAGATATCTTCAAATGCCCACAGGCTAATGAAGAACTATAAGCTAGCCAAAGGAACCATTGACAAGGAAGACTATATTAACGTAGAGGAAGCTCCACATGATATGTCTGAACTTGTTGATATACTTTCCTCTGATGTCGTTGGCGACAACAACCATAACCCAGACTCCGCAATGGAGTTGAAGTTTTATCCTATTATTCCAAACATTATAAATGTTCTCGTAGCAGAGTTCGCTAAGAGAAACACAAAGGTAGACTATAGAGCTATTGATGAGTACTCGTACAACGAGATACTTGAGGCTAAGATGGGGGAGATTGAAGGCGCTCTTATGGAGGACGCTATGGGTAAGCTTCAGAAGAAGATGATTGACATGGGTATGGATCCAAATTCTCCAGAAGCTCAAGAGCAATTTGACCCCGAAGCAATAAAGAAACTACCAGGAATAGAGGACTTCTATTCTAAGACATACCAAACATTAGGTGAGCAGTGGGCTTCAAAGCAACATGCTGTAGATACACATAGATTCCACATGGATGAACTGGAAGAGATAGCGTTTCGTGACATGCTTGTTACTGACCGTGAATTTTGGCATTTCAGAATGATGGATGACGACTACGAGGTTGAGCTATGGAATCCTGTTCTTACTTTTTACCACAAGTCTCCAGATGTACGTTACATCTCTCAAGGGAGTTGGGTTGGAAAACTAGACATGCTTACAGTCTCAGATGTTATTGATAAGTACGGGCCAATATTAAGCACTGAGCAACAAGAAGAAATTGAAGGATTGCATCCTGTTCGAGCCGGTAGATACATGATGGATGGAGTACAGAATGATGGTTCTTATTACAATCCAGACATATCACATGAGAAGAACTTAGATCCATCGCTTCAGATGAAGAAATGGTTAAGCCGTACAGAGAATGAGTATAATCCAGATGATATCGTATCGTGGATTGTCGGGCAGAGTGAACATACAGGTATCTTGCAAGATGACCAAATGTTGCGTGTAACCACAGCGTATTGGAAGACTCAACGTAAGGTTGGGTATCTTACTAGCGTTGATGAAGGAGGAGAAGTTAAGGTAGAGATTGTTGATGAGTCGTACAGAGTTGCTAATAACCCTATCTATAACACTACCACTTCAGACGAGAGGGCAGCTGATACATTAGTATTCGGTGACCATATCGATTGGGTGTGGGTTAACCAGACGTATGGTGGAGTAAAGATTGGACCGAACAGAATGATGTTCAGAGATTATGGAGATCAAGGAGAACTTGCTCCTATGTATATAGGAATAGAAAGCAACAAGATTGGGCCTATCAGATATCAGTTTAAAGGTGAGAACTCCATATATGGATGCAAGCTTCCCGTTGAAGGGAAAGTGTTTACTGAGCGCAATACGAAGTCAACAGCATTAGTGGATTTAATGAAGCCTTCTCAGATAGGATTCAACATGGCTAATAATCAGATTGCTGACATCATGATTGATGAGATTGGTACAGTTGTAGCTATCGACCAGAACGCAATACCAAAGCATGCGCTTGGAGAGTCTTGGGGGAAAGGAAACTTTGCAAAGGCCTATGTAGCAATGAAGGATTTCAGTATTCTTCCATTGGATACTTCTTTAGCTAATACAGAGAATGCTCTAAATCAGAATCATTATCAAATGCTTGACCTTGAACAATCGAATAGATTGAGAACAAGAATAGAGTTAGCAAACTTCTTTAAGCAACAAGCTCTGGAAGTTATAGGAATGACACCACAGAGGTTAGGTCAGCAGATTGGACAGACAGATACAGCTACAGGTGTAGAGCAGGCAGTTGCAGGTTCATACGCTCAAACAGAGATGTACTTCATACAGCATAGTGATTACCTTATGCCTCGTGTCCATCAAATGAGAACTGACCTTGCTCAGTATTACCATTCAAAAAGACCTTCAGTAAGAATGCAGAATATGATTTCTCCAGACGAGAGAAAGTTCTTTGAGATAAACGGTACAGACTTACTAATGATTGACCTTAATGTATTTGCAGCAACAAATGCAAACACTAGGGGAATGATGGATAGGATTCAGAAGATGGCTACAGAGAACAATACCACAGGGGCTACTATATATGAGCTTGGCGGTGTATTAGAAGCTGATTCTTTAGGGGCATTGAACAATACCTTAAAGAAAATGGATGCTACTGCTCAGGAGAAAGCTGAGCTAGATCACGAGAGAAGCATAGAGCTTCAACAAGCTGAAGCTGAATCCCGTCAGAAGGAGAAGCAAATGGAGAATGACCATGAGTTTAAGATGCTTGAGAGCAGAAATCGTAACAATCTAATGACTGCAGAGATTAAGGCGGCAGGATACGGAGCTCAGCAAGATATAAATCAGAACCAAGAGTCTGACTTTGTTGATGTACTGAATGATCTAAAGGATACGGAGCGATACCAAGAGTCTTTAAACTTCGATAGAATCAAGGAGGATAACAAGACTAGTTTAGCTAATCGTAAGTTAGATATTGAGAACAGAAAGATTGATGTGTCTAAAGATATAGCTGACAACACTCTTCGCGTAGCGAGGGAGAATACTTCCAAGAGTGAAATCGATGCTAAGAAAAAAGACTCTAATCGCAGAAAGAAGCCTTAGAAAATCTACTTAAATATACTTCCATCTAATTATAGCTATATACTGTCAGAAAAGTGTGTAGACCCCTCGTGTATTCTAAACATTTATTATTTAGAACGGAATATTATAGTTAAATTATAGTAAGTCACACATATAAAAACCAACAAATATGAACACTAGTAAAAACAACTCAGAACAACCCCAAGTTGTAGAAGTTGACAGCATGGACGACATCCTCGGCACAGCATCATCTGTTGCATTGTCAGGAGGAGATAACTCCAAGCCTTCAGTTTTTTCAAAGGTTGAAACTGATACAACGTTCCTTGACACGCCAGGAGAAGCCGAAGGAGGCAAGACTGGCAACGATGATGAAGATGACGAAGCCAAAAAGCTAGCGAAGGCAAAGGAGATTTCTGATGCTGAAGCAAACGCTGAGAGTCAAAGCGACGAGGATAAAGGCGAAGCAAATTCTTCCGAAAGCATTATTGACGACATTACAGGGACTCCAGGAGAAGCTGAAGATGAAGACGAAGATGAAGGAAAGAAGAAGTCTAAGAGTGGAAGAAAGCCAGCAATGGAAGAAACACTTACTAAGCTTATCGCTAATAAATCTATTGAGTTATTCTCAGACCAACAAGATATATCCTCATATACAAATGATGATATGGTTGAGTTGATTGAGGCCAACATGAAGAAGCAGGTTGAAGCAACAGCGAAGAGTGCTCCTTTAGAAGTATTCAAAAGGTTAGATCCAAAAGTTCAGGACATTATTGCTTTCGAGCTTAATGGAGGAAAGGACGTTGCCAGCCTCTTAAAGGTTGCAGCTCAATCACAAGAAGTTAAGGAGCTTTCGCTGGATAAGGAGAAAGACCAAGAGAGAATCGTAAGAGAATGGTTGAGAGCTTCCAACGTAATGAACGAGGAAGAGATTGAGGAAGAGATAACGTCAATAATTGACCGAGGGGATTTAGTAAAGAAAGCAACTCAGTTTAAGCCGAAGCTGGATGATAAGCAGTCTTTGATTGTGAAGAAGAAGCTTGACGACCAAGAGAAAGCAAAAGAAAGAGCTGAAATAGCTCAAGAGAAATGGTCTGAAACTATATTTCAAAATCTCAACAAGCCGACTCTAAACGGTATTCCATTAAGTAACAAGATTCAAACAATGTTGTTCCATGGTTTAACTGACGACACGACTTACCAAGATAGAAATGGCAATCCTACAAATGCATTAGTACACCACATTGAAGAGTATCAATATGGAGAGAACGCTGATCCATCTGTATTGCTTGAAGCTTTATGGCTAATGGCTAACCCGGCAGAGTACAGACAGCACGTATTGTCTTTAGGACATAAGGAAACTGCTACTGAAACATTCAGGGAGCTTAAGACAGCTGAAGGAGAAAGAAAATCATCATCACAAAAACAAGGGGAGAACCGAAGTGCCCCATCGAGAAGTGCTGGAACTAAAAGAACATCACCTCGTAAAATCTTCGATAGATAAGTAACTTAAATAATATAATATAATGTCTACACCAAGTTTAAATAATGGGATGTTCCTACGAGACAACGTTTATGAAGCGTCATCTCACGTAGATTCTTACCACTTAATGAATATCATGAAGGACGCGGCTCCGGATGATATGGGACCAGTTGATATCTGGGCTCAGATGCAAAAAGTAGAGATGCCTCTTTACCAAATGTCTTCATTCAACGGGAAGAACGTAATCGATGTATCTAACCCAAAGGGAGAGTTCACATGGAGAACTCCTGTATCAGATGAACTTCCTTACATTACTGAGGATATTCAAGCAAGCGCTACTCCAGGGCAAGATGGGACAACGTTCCAAATCAAGATGAACAAGCGTTCATTCTCTCACGGAGAAATCATTACTTATGACAAGTACAACGGTGTTGAACTTTACATTACTGATGATGATATCCTTGACTCAGGAGATGCAGTTATCTATACAGTACAGATTGTGAACAACGATTCTGATGCTTTCTTAGATCCAACATTCCTTACTTGTAACACTGAGTACTTCAGAGTTGCTTCCGCAAGAGGTGAGTACGGTGAGCGTTTCGCTGACATGACTACTTCTGCTTCAAGCCGTGAGTTTTACAATTACGTAGGTAATGCTAATGCTCATGTTCACTACTCAGTATCGTCTCGTGCGAAATTGATGGAGTTAGGTGGACTTACTATTGATGGTAAGGTTCCAGTTACTGAGCTTTGGAGATCATTTGATAAGAATTTAGACCCGTCAATCAACTCTTTAGAGGGAATGATTTCGGCTAAAGGTTCTTCTTATGTTAAGAAGGCAGTAGAGAACGGAGAATTACTTCGTAGCTTTATGACGAAAATGGAGGCAGCTCACTTGTCGAAAATTGCTTATGACATCGAAACATACCTTATGTGGGGTAAGGGTGGTAGAATCAAGCAAGATGGACCAGATGATTTACGTCTTTCTGTCGGTCTTTGGAAGCAACTTGATAACGCATTTAAGCATGTGTATAACAAAGTTGATTTCCGTTTGGATATGTTCCGTGCTGAATTACTTAACTTCTTTAGAGGTAAAGTTGAATTCGAAGGGCCAGACCCAAAGCGTGAGTTAATTGTTCAGACTGGTATGGCTGGTATGAAGATGATCAACGATGCAGTTCTTAGCGAAGCTGTTCAGTCAGGATTAGTTTTGAATGCTAAGGAGCTTGGAGCTATCACAAATTCAGGAATGGATTTAGGATTCGGTTTCGCTTTTACTTCGTACATCATTCCTTTCTTAGCTAATGTTAAGTTTGTATTGAACCCTGCGTTTCATAACGTTCATCAGAACCAAAATGAGAACCCAACGATAGATGGTTATCCTTTATCTTCTTATTCTTTCATCATCTTTGATGTGACTGATACAGGAAGTGATAACATCAAGTTACTTCGTAAGAAATGGGATTCTGAATTGAGATGGTGGTACAACAATGGTACTATGGATATGATGGGTAGAACAAAAGGCTTCCAGTCTAATGGTCAATTCAACGGATACAAAGTATTTATGGAGCAGGCATTCCCTGCTATCTGGGTTGAAGATCCAACTAAGATTCTTAAGATTGTTATGAGAAACCCTGAGACAGGATTCTCTCTATAAGAGTTATATTTTTATTACTCCCCTCGGCTTATGTCGGGGGGTTTTTTTACCTTTACAAATAGTCACATATAAAAACCAACATTATGTCAAACGAAAACGACGAAAACAACAAAGAGAATGATGCTCTCATAATTGATGAGACTCAACTAGACGAACAACCTACTGTTCATTCAGGAGAAGGAGTAGTCGAAACAGAAAACAAGAATGTCATCATCGAAGATGTCAAAGTAGAAAAAAGAGTGAAGAAGAACTTGCTAGGAGAAGTCGAACAGGAAGAGTCGGAAGACCTTTTGGAAATGCTTAAGGATACCTATAGAGGTATCGGAAGTATAGCTATCAGACCGTATGTAAACCCTAAGAAAGAAAACATGGGTCTTGAGAAGTATGGATACGTTTTATTTCCTGGCACTCATCAAATGGAGGATATGGCTTGCGTAACCTTTAGAGGTAAGCTACGCTATCTGAACGGACTAGATGAGTATGCTGCATCAGTACAGGGTATAGACGATAAAGAAAAGAGAGAAGCTAAAGCTCTTCAGATTAGAACTATTGTTGCTCAGTTAGAGTTAGAGAAAACATTCAACAGAATCGATGTTAAGGATTTAGATTTCTGGAACAAGGTTGATACTTTCAGACCTGACAACGGAGAAGTATGGGGGAGTATGTCGCTGAAGTGTTCTAACGAACCTATCTTTTTGGATCCCATTAAGAACACAGACCACCTTCTTACATTATTAGCTATTGAGAACGGAGGATATCCGGGCATAGCTAAAAGCTTTGAAGATGCAAAGTCTGGACCAAGAGATAAGAAATGGTTTCTTGATAAGCAATCTGATACTGTCGGAACTAGAGCTACATCGAGCAAGCTTAAGAATCAAGCTCTTGGTATACTTGAGCAATTATCAGAAGAGAATCCTCGTAAGTTATTATTTATAGCTAAATTATCTGAAGCTAATAGTATCCAATACCACTACAGCACATTGCCTTCTGTGGTTTACGATAATATGGACTCATTTATTACAGGAAAAGCTTCTGAATCAGTAATTAAGAAGGCTGCAGGATTATTCCTCGCGTACTCAGAAATGGATATGAGAGAGCTTAAGGTTAGATCAATGATTAAGGATGCTACATTCTACAAGCATTTGATAACTAAAGGCGATGGATTAATCTACAAGAAGAATGACAACACTATGCTAGGAAGAAACTCTTCTGAGGTATATGAATACTTAATCAATCCACTTAACGAAGGAGTTTTAGACTCTCTATTGACAGCAATAGAAGCTACTTGGATAAAATAACAAAGGATGGAAAATCTTACCGTAGAGCTTAAAGTAAATGAGCGTGTGAACAAATTAGATAGTAATGACTATGATAATATTCACTCATGGAAGATTGTAGAATCCTTTAATAAAGCAACTGTTGATTGGTGTCGTAGACAACTTCACGGCACCAATACACATAAGACTGGTGATGAGCAATCGAAACGAAGAATAGACGACCTTCAAGTTCTTCTAAGTAGTCACGAGCTTGACTTATCAAAGGAAGATTGTCACTTCGCATCAGAGAATTGGCCTGATGACTATTTTGAATACAAGAGGGTTAACTTCAAAGGAAGTACTGAATGTTGTGAAGCAAAGAAGGGGTGGGTTATCTATCTAGTAGAAGAGGAGAATATCGATATACTACTTAGAGATACAAACAAGAAGCCTAACTTCTCTTGGAGAACAACATTAGTTACCTTAATGAGTAACACCGTTAAGATTTGGACTAATGATGAGTTTAAAGTTTCAGAGGCAACGCTTACTTATTACAAGCAACCTACGAGAATTGAAATGATTGGAGTGTCTAATCCATACACGGGAGACCTCTCTACAGAAGAAGTAATCTCTGAGTTTAAAGATGATATAGTAGAAGTACTTATAGATGAAGCTGTTAAGATTATCTCAGGAGATATGGAGTATATGTCGTCCATACAGATAGCTGATAAATCAGTAGAGTCTAACAACTAAGAAAGATATTAAGCATATATGTTGTTAGTTAGACATATTTTGCTTAAATTATAGTAACCGTACCGTGTGGTACGATTAAAA